TATCTTCCACATATGATTTGACTTCACCCTTATTGTATTGAGCTTTGGCAATCAAATCAACAATCCAATGAGTATGGGATGGTGTTCGTAGTCTTTTACCTTCTTCTTTATATTTGACAATAAAATCCAAATCAGGACGAGCTCCCCTTCCACCCTGATAAATTGCAACAGTATATCGTTTATCGATTTGCCAATATGTAAGCGGAGTGTGGATAACACCTTTCTTTTTAAATGTCAATTCCTTCATAATACAAATATAATACTATTTATTCTAAAAACAAAACTATGGCAAAGGCAAGAAAACCAAAAAACAAAACAAGAAACAGAGCAAATTTTGCAAAGAGAATGAAACAAATTAAAAAAAACTTTGAAGTTTTAAAATTAATTAAAAAAGAAATTTAATTTTTTAATTAATTAATTATATTGATATTATGAACATGGAACAAAAAGCCCAAAGGTACAGTTACCTATTAGGGGAACACACTAAAATATCTAATCAGATTCAGTCAATTAAAGGTGAGAGTATTGATTTAAACGCATCTCAAGAACAAAGAATTTCAAGATTAAATAATCAGTTAATGATGATTATGAATGAAATTCAAGGGATGATGTAAACCAATTAGGCACTTCTCGATTTTTCCAAACCGCAAAACCTGATTTTGCTTCACGGTAATAGTTTCGGTAAGATTCCACAACATCGGATACTTTGTATTCATCAGGCATTGCTTTGGGTGGCTCAGTGAAACCTTTGTCACAAATGTTTACCTTATTTGTTACACACCACTCAATAACATCTTGGGATTTATGTCTTTTACCATATCGGTATGTGTATTCCTTACATAACTCAAGACCCAATTCACATAGGTAAAGATAATTACTTAAACTCTCACGAGTCCAAATAGCACAAGGATGATTTTTGTGTGATAACTTGTACGGTACTTGGTCGTTTACTTGGTCGTTTACTTGGTCGGTACTTGGTGGGTACTTGGTGGGTACTTGGTGGGTCATATGATGAGCACCACACAATAGTTGAGCCGTTTCCAATATCATTTTAACCACATGTTTATCACAGTGGTATTTTGCGCATTTTTCAGTATCCCAATCCAAAAAGAAAATATTCATACTGCAAATATACAAAAAACCCCTCCAAGTGAGGGGTTTTTATTTTTAATTTACTGAAATTACTTCTAAATCAAAAATTAATTTTTTTCCTGCTAGTGGGTGATTCATGTCAATCACTACTGTGGATTCTTTAATTTCTGCAATACGGACATTAATTGGTCCATTTTGGCTCATCCCTTGTAACATGTCATCAACTTTAACATCCTGAGGAACTTGGTCTCTAGAAATTTCCTGAGTTAATGCTGGATTATAATTACCATATGCCATCTCTGGGTCAATCTCAACAGTTTTACTTTCACCAATTGTCATTCCGATAAGACCACTTTCAAATCCTGGAATCAACTGATTTTGACCTAAAGTTGCAGTTAATGGTTCACGACCTTCTTGCAAAGAAGTATCAAATACTGAACCGTCTTCTAATTTCCCTGTGTAGTTAACGGACACAGTATCTCCGTTTTTAATTATACTCATAATATTTTTTTTAAAAATGTATAAAAAAATAATTGGTATGTCAATTTTTTTTGTCAATATATGGTATTTATAATAAAAGAATTAAAATGAAAAAAGTTGTAAGATTAACTGAAACTGAATTGACTAGCCTAATTAAAAAGGTTGTAGTTGAATCTAAAAAAACTCAAAATAAAAAAAGGATTAACGAAATGGAAAATTTCATAAATCCTGAGGCTATGGAAACTGCAGATGCCATCTATACTATAATTGGAACAACAATTGGTTTATTGGGTATTGCGGGTTATGATTATTTGAAATCAATGGCTCAAGAGTTAATGAAACAAGGTAAAGAGAAAAAAGCTAAGAAAATTTTAGACTTTGTTGAAGCGAATGAACCAAAATCAGGTGAAGAATCTGAAGGTCACTTCCACGAAGGAGAAATGGATGAAGAATTTGGTAGTAAGAAGCATGAGTATAAGAGAATGGATGGACATAAAATGGGTGACAAAGATGGTCACTACAAAGATTATGAAGTTAAAGAATCTATAATCAGAAGAAAAACTAAAAGAAAATAATTTTAACAAATATTTTTTATAAAAACCCTCCGAGTGAGGGTTTTTTGTTTTATATTTGTAGAAATAATTAAAACCCCACACAACTATGAAAAACTTGAAACTTAAAATGACTGCATGTATGATGGCATTGGCGTTAGACACTATTTTGATTGTAAATGCTCCTAACCAATCAGTATTAACTATTGGAATCATTTTGGGAATCGTTCAAATGTTTTTGTGGGGACGATTGATGTCTGAAATTAAGGAATAAAAAAAATCCCCTCTAATTTGAGGGGATTTTCATTTTAGAATGCTTCTACTTCTTCCATCATTAACTGATAAGCTCTTGCAAGTCTTGTCATTCCGATTCCACCACCAAAACGGGGGAAGAAATCATGAGATAGGAATTCTTCTAATTCTTTCTCAACTCTTTCTTTACCGAATAGTTCAAATAGTTTTTCAGAATATTTTCCATTTTCAATTGTGTAGAAATTATTTCTCATCTCTTCAACATTTGAACTTCTTTCCGCAGAACCAATTGTTTCTTGTCCGTAAAGAATTACATCGACCTTATTGAATATCTTATTTTCACTCTCTTTCATATTCCAAAATGGGTTTGTTCTATATGGGAAATTTTGTAATGATACTACACTGCCTTTTTCTTTCCACATTCTTGTTTCGTGTTCATCCTCTAAAATTGAGACTCCTCCGTATTCTTCACAAACATCATCATAATTTACCTCAACAGGTTTGTCAAAACCTAAATAATCCAAAAGTTCTGATTCAAGTTTTAACATTTCTTTCATTCCACCTTTTGATTCAAATTCAAACATTGGGAAGATTAATTCGTGACGACCTGGTATTGGTGTTTTTTCTTGTCTATAAGATGTTGAAATACAATACACACCATTCCATTCAGGATTTTTAAGAAGTTCATATTCTAACCACATTTGACCTGTTTGTGGTAGTGGCCAAACTTCTCCTTGATAATTGAATGTTGTAATTGAGTGAGGATTCTCACATGCTGCCAAGATTGATAATCTTGATTGTGTTGGAACTTCTTTAAATCCTTTTTCTTGAAAGAATGTTCTCATTTTTTGAACTAACTCGTTGTAAGTTTCTGTGTTTTTCATTTTTTTTTATTTTTAGTTTATTGTTAACGTATGGGCAAAAAAAATCCTGACAATTGTCAGGACATTCTTGGTAAATTATATATGTTTCGTAATTTATTTCTCATACTTTTAATTAAATATAGTGTAAATTAAAAAACAATCAATTATTTTTAGTAATATTTATATTATATGAAAAAATTACTTTCAGAAGTTAACAGATTTAAAAGTCTAATCGGAGTAAACCTAAATGAGGATGTTAAAGCTGCCGAGGACTATGAGTTTACAATATCAAGTATATTAAAAAACGACAAAGTTTATACAAAACAGATTGAAGTATTGTTGTATGATATACTTGATAAGGGTTATGAGTCCCCAATTAATTTTGATTTACTTGAGAGAGGTGTTCGTAATGTTTTAATGAAGAAAGGTGATAAGAAAAAAAATATCACAAAGTATTTGCAAAATGTGTTAAAGGTATTAAAAAAGAGAAATAAACAAGATTTTGATGATGGGGAACCTGAACCTGAAGAATTTACTTTTGAACCACAAGAGCCGTCAATGATTAAGAAAAAAGTATATAATAAAGAATTATATTACTTACAAGTTGAGTTACTTAAAATGCAAGAATGGATAAAGAAAACAGGAAAAACTGTTATTATTGTCTTTGAGGGTAGGGACTCGGCAGGTAAAGGGTCAACAATTAAAAAATTCACAGAAAATTTAAATCCAAGATATTATAACATTATTGCGTTAGGAATTCCAACACCTGATGAACGAAAAGCATGGTGGGATAGATACCGTAACCAAATTCAAAAAGGTATGATTAATTTCTTTGATAGAAGTTGGTATAACAGAGGACTTGTTGAACCTGTTATGGGGTATGGGTCACCTGAAGAATATGAGGACTTTATGAATAATGTTGAAGATTTTGAGAAGGACTTAGTAAAGGATGGGGATTATTTGTTTAAACTATGGTTCTCAATTGATAAGGAGACTCAGGCAAAGAGATTTCAAATGAGACAACAATCACCTGTCAAATATTGGAAATATTCACCTAATGACGAGAAAATGCAAGATATGTGGGACAGGTTCTCAGAGTTCAAACAAAAATTATTTGATAAAACATCTACGGTTAATCACCCTTGGGTAATATTGGACGCAAATGATAAAAGAGTATCAGGTCTAAATGCGATTAGATATGTGTTACAAAATATTCCGTATGAAGGTAAGAACAATGAAATATTAGATAAAGATTTTCCTGAGGCTATGACGGTATTAAAACCTGAGATTGGTGAGTCTAAAAACATAAATGAAACCGAAGGAGCTGACCCAAAAAATCCTGACTCACATCCTGATTTGGATGATTTTGGTCCTGACAGTTGGTGGAAATTTGAGGATTGGAAAACATGGTTTAACGCAAGTGTTAAAAAATATGGGTGGGATAGGGCAAAACAAAACTTTGCAAGATTTTGGATGGCAGTTGAGGAAGGTACTGGAGTTGGAACCACAAATGATTTAGATGTTAATTGGTTAAAACAAAACGGTCTTTGGAATGAAAAAACTGGTAAGGTTTATACAAGAGACGAAATGTCTACCCAACTATCAAAATCAGGTGATAAATCATATCCTCCATTTTCTAATAATGAATTAACTGTTTACAAATTTTTAAGGGGTAATGGGTTTACCAAAATGGGGACAGCTGCGATTATGGGGAATATATTCCAAGAAACTTCATTTAATGGTGATACAATAACTAAAAAGGCGGTTAATGACAAAGGAGCTCCATCTTTTGGATTAATTCAATGGAGAGGGCAAAGGTTTTATCCTAATGTAAAAAATGATGTTAAATTTGTTAGTAATAAAACTCCAAATATTACTACTAATTGTAAGGATAAAGAAAACCCAAGTCGACTGAAACAATTAATGTGTCGTTATCCAAATTCATTTAACTCTATTAACACCCAACTTAATTTTCTGATGTCCGAATTATCAAAATATGAAACATTACTTGGAGAGTTGAAAAATAAAAAACTTAGTAAAGATGGTGACGGTTCAGTTTCAGGTGGAAAGGCGTTAGAAATAAATAAAAAATTTATAAGAGGTGAGGAAGGGAATAGATTTAAACATGCGCAATCTTATTTTAATAAAATTAAAAGTGAAAAGTATTTATAGTATATGAAAAAGAAGATTATCAATATAACTGAAAGTCAGTTGGAAAGAGTTGTTAAGAATTTAATGAATGAAAATGTTGCAAGATATGTAATGTCTCCTGATGAATTTTTCAGAGAGAAAAATAAATCACAACAGTATCATTGTGCATTTGAGAACAAATGTTTTATAGTACATGATGGTAATCACCAAATTGATGTTGATGATAAATTCATGGAAAAACACAAAATTCCAAATGGAATTGGTGGAACAATTTATCACGACGCTAAAAACATTTACTTCTGTCCTGATTTTGGTGACGACAGACCACAAAGAACTATTCAGATTTTTTAATATTGTAAATCAATACTAAATTCATCTTCTACTCTTTCTCCTTTCTCGTAATTCAAACCAAACTCAAGATAAATTTTTGTTGCGGCACAATCTATAAGAAAATTTCCTTGTGAACCTTCATTAATTTCCCAACCACTTTGTACATTTTCCAATACTCTATACAATTCATCCTCAATTGGTGCCGGAATATCAATTTGAGTATCATCAGAAGTATTACCAGTACTTTCAATATAACCACTATCACCACCACCTGAAAAATCAACTCTTATTTTGTTATGTCCGTTATCAAATAACTCTCTCATACTTTCAATAACATTAGTATCGGTAACTTCAAATTCGTGAGTGGAGTATTCGGAATCAATTACTGTAACGGAACAACTTAAATCTAACTTTTTTGTTTCAAAATTTAAATCAACATAAAAAGAACTACTATGAAATGAGTCATATTTATCTAATTCGTCTTCAAACAAATCCAATATATCTTCTTGAATTAATTCATATAATGATTCTAAAAATTGTTTTAAGAGACCTGATTTTAATTCTTTAACATCACTTCTACCTAAATATGGGTCATAATAAAATTCAGGATGGCTATCGCCTTCATAGTAATATAATGTTTGAGATATTTCATCCTCACCATACATTTGAGCGATGACTGATAATGACTCTAACGATTGTTTTGCAAAATCGGTTTGTAAAAATTTTTTTATTTTTTCAAGTTGTTCCATATCAATAAATATTAGTCTTCAATTTCTAATTTCATAGTTTTTAACATCCATAATGGTCTCTTAGCACCTGATATACCGTCAACCCATTCTTTTGCGGTTGGGATGTAGTTATTACAATCCTCTTTAACATGTTGTTCACCAACATAACGAGTATAGACGGTTAAACCATCACTATTTTCAAATGACGGACCAAACCTTTGTTCCATTTCAAATATCCCTTCTGAGTGATGTCTAAACATTCTATGTAATGAATGTCCATACCATCCCTTTGTTTCATCTAACCATTGATGCAAGTGAATATAATCTTCCCATTTTCCTCCGAACAATTTTGCCGATGATTTTGCGTGTAGTATTGGATGTGCCATAATTAGTGGTTCATTGATGTTGTTAAAATATAATTATACTTCGTTGGTAAGCAAACCCAAATGTCGTGAAATAGTATTTCCAACGCCTCGGGAAACACATCAACCGCAAGTTCGGGATTACAATCAACAAGTTTCAAAGATACATAATAAATCGACTGATAATCCGAAAAATTAAATCCATCAACAACAATCTTAGCTCCGTCTCCAAAAAGAATTGGAATGTCGGAGTCGTTCATTACATTAATTAATTTTTCAATATCATCCCTCATCTACTATTTCTAAATAAATGTCAAAGTTATGTATCCTATCTGAATATAACATTTTATATAAGTTTTTCAATTCCTCTCTCATTATGTCTAAATCAACATTCTTTTGTTTGAGGAGCCACCTAACTGAAAAAATAGTTATTACTTTATTCTCACTAAATAAGTCAGAGTATAAGTCATTACCTATTATGTCTTTAATTTTATTCTTATTAACTAATATAACTAATGAGACATTATTCCTGTCTTCAATTTTCTGAATTGATAAATCTTTAATACCTTGAGCATAATTGTAATTATCATACAAAAACTCAGTTATTAAATTTTTTAAAAATTCTTGTCTATCCACTTTAATAAGTTAATTTTTTTTGGTATTTATTGTATATGGAAGTTAATATAAAGAATACCCACCCAAATGTAGATAAAAATATTGAAATTGTCATGCAAGATTTTTTAAAATTTTGTAATATTGCCAATCCTATCAATAGAAAAATTAATACTGTAATTTATGATGATGGTAATGGTGGGGAAGTAACTCACGAAAACAAAATTGTTATTAATGTTAATAATAAAACAAATAAAGAAATTTTAAAAGATTTGGCAAACCAATGGATGAACATTTTTTCTAAACTGAAAAATGTGAGACTAAATGGTATGGAGAGTGATGTACTAATAACTAAATTCTTAGAAAACAATGAACAATACAGAGGACTTTTTTGAAGTCTCAATTGAAAAGGTTTTAAAATCTATTAAATCTTGTAAAAATTTAAACCATGTTGTATCATGTGAAAAATTTTTAGAATTATTTAAAATTAGATTTGAGAACAATTCAGATATAACTGATTTTGATGAAACTTATGATTTTTTAAAATCTCAGTTAATTTTAAAAAAAGATAATTTATTTGTTGATTAATATTTATTAATATGGAAAAATCGAGATTAGAAGAATTGGATGATAAAACATTAATTTACATCTGTCAAGAAATTATAAATGAAAGTTACGAAGAGAATTATGGTGAAGTTGCGGATGTGTTTGAATATGAATCTATCACAGACATTTACGAAAGTAACCTAAAAATGATAGGTTTAAAAAATATTGAAACAATTGATTTAGATTTTATATTAAACTTAATTAAGTTAAATATTGAAAATTTAGTTCAGGAAGGTTTTGATGGAACTCTAAAAAGACCAACGGTTGGGAAATATTTTATTGACGCAAAAGTTAATGAGACCGTGTTTCAAAATGTGTTTTACCGTCATAAAGTAAATTCATATTCTGAAGATACTGTAAGGGAAATTGTCAATTATGAGGAACAACAAGGTATTAAATCAGTTTGGGAAGGTAACTATATTCAAACTGATGTGTATGACTCAGAAACTAACGAAATACATTGGGGTAGACCTTACAAAGACGAATGATTATCTACCCTGACCTCTATACTGTTTTTTGTAGTTTTTAGACTTCTTATTTGGTGATTGTTTTTTAGAAAATCTTCCTACTTTTTTTGAGCCAAAATTAATCTTAGCCGACCCTGAACTTTTTGTTGTTTTTGCTGCCATATCTTTTATTTAGCAATAAGTATTCCATTTTTAATTTAGTTTAATATTTATTAATAAAATATTTTATATGAAAAAATTATTTGAAATAGATAATAGTGAAAGACAACGAATTTTAGAGATGCATATTGATGCAACTAAAAGAAACTACATCACGGAACAACAAAAAACTGAAGAAATTAAAAAATGGGACAGTGGGATTATCGCCGCATATTTTCCAAATGATAAGGGTCAAATAACAGATTTACCAAAAGACCAATTGGATGTGTTAAATAAAAAAGTTGATGAAATGTCTATTTTTTTAAAGAACCCTGATTATAGAAATAAAAAAATAACCATGAAAATTGAAGTCTCCACATCGACTAGTGGTACTAGACAAAGAAATGAGGAGTTAGCCGATGAGAGATTAGAGTCCGCCAAAAAATACATTAATCAAATTTTAGGGCAAAAAGTTGACCAGAGTATTCTAAAAAATATGGTTGTTACTGAGGATAAAAAAATACAACAAGGTGAGGATGGTACATACCGATATTTTAGAATACAGTTATTTGTTGAAATGAATAAACCAATCAAACCTAGTACTCCTCCTCGTGTTAAAAGTCCATTACAACCAATAACTGTTGAATTAACTGCTGCAGATTGGGAACTTACTCCTGTTGAATACCGATACAGAGATAAACCAACTCCCGATACTCGAAATATTGTACTTCATTCAATTAAAGATAGCAGGACTAAACCGGCAACAATTTATTATTTGCCAACTCCATCACCTTTAAATCCATTATTCAAATTGATTAACCCAAACACTGGTGAGGTTGTTAATTCACCAAGAGCGTTTGGCCCGAATGAAAAAACAATAAAAGAATTAAGTCTTGAAGATTTTAAAGGGGCATTATCTAATCTACCATCATCCGCCCAAAATGTATTTATTCCAAGAGCCGAAGCGATTTATAATAATCAAGTAACTCAGACAAAAACTCAAAAAACACCACAACAATAATTAAATAAAAAAAGGGGGGATTTAAATCCCCTTTTTTATTTATAAAGAACTAATACAGGGTCACTACCGTGAGGATTAAGTCCATCGCTAAAATGATATGTAATATCTAAGATTGAAACTGCGAAATATTTATATTCACGGTCTAAGATGATTGCTCTGTGAGGAGGGGAGTTCATCCAACTTTTTACAATTGATTTAGTGATTTTATTATCCCAATCAGATTCGTTATTCCAGTTTGTTAAACACTCACTTTGAGCACACTCACCAACATAATATTTACCAGGTAAGAACTTTTCCATTCTTTGAGAATAACTCAATTCAACAAAGTCTTTAAAGTCCATACTTTCCTCATGCTCCAATTCTGATTCATAGTGGGACAAGTAAATTGCATGATACTTAGCCATTTCTTTCGCCTTTGGGCAAAATGACAATTGAGACAAACCATGTTTTGCTCTTTCAGAGTTTACTTCTTTTAAAACCAACTGCTCAATTTTAGTTGCCTCAACATAGGTAGTTTTAACTAAGGTTGGTTTTACATACTGAGAAAAAGATACTAAACTAATTAAAACAAAGGTGATTGTTAAGATTAAGTTTTTCATAGTGGTTGACTTTTTAATTATTTCTACAAATATATATAAAATATTCATTCGCACAAAATATTTATGAAAAAGAATTTGATTTTTTTCAAATTCATAAACTTTAAACCCAAATAAATGGATAGTGATGACTTGGAGACAAATATTCCGCAAAAACATAGCAACTTTCTGTCTAATGGCTGGAATGTTTTTCAACCCCTTAGGATTCGACATCATTTTCAAGATGATTTTAGATGCAACAAGTTCCTATTGGATTACCACAAGTATTTTCTATGGTATTGCACTATCATTCTTTGGATTGTATTTCTTATTTCGTGAAAAAAATGAAAATTGAAAAGATATTAAAAAAAGTATTATTGGAACATTCTAATAATAATGTCATGGTTTCTGAAAATTTACAGTACCATTTAGATAATGAATTATCATTAATGGAAAATGTGTTTAGACCGCATTCTCAAAAGTTTTTTGACTTAATTAATGAAGTTAGAGAATTATATATTTCAGGTGAAATGGAATTAACCGAAGAAGAGGTTGAGATTGTTGAGTCTGATTTGGGAAAGAAAATTAAATTATCAAGTGGTAAAGAAGTTTACTTGGATATACCTATGTCTGAAGAATTTATAAATGAGGCTGAGTATAATGGTAAGAAAGTTGAGATTGGAAAACCAAGAAGAAATACGGGTGGCGGTAAAAAGTATGTTGTATATGTAAAAAACCCATCAACAGGAAGAGTTAAGAAAATTTCTTTTGGTGATGTTAAAGGTGGATTAACTGCAAAAGTGTCAAACCCTAAAGCTCGAAAAGCATTTGCATCAAGACACAACTGTAAAGATAAAAAAGACAGAATGAAAGCAGGTTATTGGGCGTGTCGTTTAAATAGATTTGGTCATTTGTGGGGAGGAAAAACATATCCAGGTTTTTGGTAATATGAAACCATACAAAGATTCCGAAGTTACTGAAAAATCAAAAATTAGAGTGTTTGAGTCAAATGTCGATTCAGGTGAACTGCATTGGCATAGAGACCGAGAAAACCGACTTATTGAAGTTTTGGAAGGTAATGGATGGATGTTACAATTGGATGAAGAATTACCCGTTAAAATGGAAGTGGGGAAGAAATATCTTATTCCCGAAGGAGTATATCATAGAACAATAAAAGGTGACGGAGATTTAAAAATTAAGATTGAGTTTGTTTAATTCTTTCAACAATCTTAGTCAATATTACTTTTAATAAATTAGCGCTTAACGCAACTCCTCCTGACGATAGAAGACTTTTAACCAATTTATTTACAAGAAGTGAAGTATCGGCATCACTATTAGTTGATAAGATGATTAACATAGGAATAGTAGGTATTAGAAATGCGTAAGATATAATATTACCAACTTGTCCAACTGTAATTCCTACCGAGCTAATAAAATCTGATAAAGTATTTTTAAGCTCTTTTGTTTTTTCTAATACATCACTAAAAACATCACTTAATCCTTTTTCTTTAATGTCCTCAATTACTTTTCTAATTTGTATTTCATTATTATAGAAAACAATACTGACCGCTCCAACAATTAAAGAATAAACTGACGCTTCATCTATTTCAGGATAATTTCCATTAATGTAATCTGATAAAGGTCCCATTAAACCACCAATCGATGCTCCCCAAGTTAATAAGAATTTTAAATCCATATTTAATTGTTTCGCAGTTGATTTAATTGCCATAATCGCAACTTCCTTTGCGGACATTAATTTATCTTTAATATCATTTAATACCGATTCTGTCAGTATCATTTTGTTTGAAGATTCAGAAATTAAGATTTTCATAATATTTAATAAATATATGGAACAAGGTATTAATATTAGTCCAAAAGTAAAAAAGGGTGATAGAATAGTCTGTGTGATTATGGGAGATGAGTCATCAATTTCATTTGGAGATGCAGGTACAGTTACGGCATGGGAAAATGTAGGGAATTGGACTCAAATAAGGGTTAAGTGGGATAATGGTAGTCAGTTGTCATTAATACTTGAAGACGACCCCAAACAACAAAAAGATGTATGGATGTTAGAAGAAGATTTTATAAATAAGTTTGGTAAAGAAATGATTAATGAGTCTATGGAACTTGGTGATATGGAAAAATTATCAGATATCTATGGATATTTTGGTGGAGAAAGTATGGATTTTTTTTATGAATATCTCGAAAAATTAAGAGAATCTGGTATTGTTAATATGTTCCAAGCTGCACCATATCTGTGGATGGGTAAACCAAGAATTGAAAATGAACAAAAATATCGAGAAACCAACGATGCATTTGATGAACTCTTGGATATGGCCGATGAGTCACAAAGAAGAATGGTAAATGGTGTTATTAATTATTTGAATGGTAATAATAAAGAAGTGAGCGTTGAGAATATTAACAGATTTCTTAACAGATTAGATGGTGATATTATTTCATTTTGGATGAGACACGACAGAGACATGTTTAGATAAGGAAGATTGGATTTTGTTCTCCAAAGTATCCACCAATAATATTAAAATCAAAATACTCCAAAGACTCTTCCTCACTCATATCTTCCATTAATTTATTAATGATTTTTTCTTTTGAGTATAATATACGAGGACCATTACCAAATTCTTCGGTTATCCCAATAATACAATCATCAAATCCATCTAATAGAATCGCACCTTCTGCTAATTCATTAATTTCGTCTCTTGTCATACCAAATCTGTAAAATGAATACCTTCGTTATCTTTATCACTCATTTTAAGTTTGAATGTAAACCCTGATGTTAGTTTTGTGATAGTCTCCCTAACCTCCTCAACCGAATCCCATTTAATAGATAATTCATGTTCGGGAGAATACATTTCATCAACCAAGTAATTTACAACTGTTCCACTTTGAAGAGTTAGGAACCCGTGAGCATATCCGTGAGGAACGTATAGGACATCACCTTCATCCATAGAGTACTCAAAGACTTTTCCAAAATTTGGGTCTAATTTATCTACACAAACACAAAAATCAATTATTTTTCCTTGAATCACCATAACTTGTTTGGCTTGTGACTTTGGGTATTTCTGTAAATGTAATCCTCTGAAAACAAAAATATCATCGTTAATACTAATGTTAGATTGAACCCATTTGTCAGATAATTTAATAGGTGTAAAAGAACCTCTATGGTCTTTAAATATTGGTTGTTTTTTTAATTCAGGTGTCATAAGACTAAATTTAATAATAATACTTTTTTTTGTCAAATAGTATTGACAACATATTTATAAGAAAATTGAATTATGAAGGCTTATTTTTTGAATATTTCGGAAGACGAAAAAAAATCAATCACTGAAAAACATAGAGAATTATATAACGGTTATCAAGTACAACAACCAAAAGGTAATATGACACCTTTACAAGTTGAGAATTTAGCTCAAGATGGTGACGGGGTTACTGTTAATTCTAGAGGTGATGTTACCGGATATAAAAACACAGGAATTAATCAACCTATGAAAACTGTTTGTGAAGAGTGTGGTAATATGTATGAAGGTGAAATGTGTGAATGTGGAACAGGAAATATGTATGAGGATAATGTATGTGAATGTGGTTCAGGTATGAACGAAGGGGAATGTAATGAGTGTGGAACTAAAATGTATACTGAAGAACAAATTGAAGAAAGTATTAAATTAAAAAGTAAGAAAGATTCAGTTCTCAAAGAGATTAATGAGTCTTTGAATTGGTTTAAAAAACTAATCTGATGTTAATCAAAGAAATAGTTGATTATTATTATAACAGTAAATCAGACACTGTTAAAGTTTCATTTAGAATTAAAGGTGACTCTGATGAATATATTAGAGAAAGTGAATTTGAATTATCCGTAGCAGAAGACTACGGATTTTTACTTTTGGAAAGTGGTGATTTTGAGTCTGAAGATTTTAAGTATCTATACGAGGAAGATACCGATGAATATATATTTGAAGACGAATTACCTAATGAGGATGTAATAGATGAAATGGAATTAAAACTATTCCTTAATGAGTTTTATAGTACAGGTAATAATCAATTACCTAAAACTCAAATATTTTAAATCTACGAGTTTTTACATTTATTAAGTATTTATATTATAATGAAATTTGATATTGATTTATATATAAACTTAATGCGTTCATTGTCATTTACTGATAGTAAAAACGAGGAATTATCTGAACAAGGTGAATCTGCCCCATCAGGAGGTGGAGGTTCGACAGAAGGGTATCCAAAAGTTCCAAAGTGGGAAGAGTTTTACCAAACAAAAAGAGGTAAAGCAAATATGCTCGGTAAAGCAGGTGAGAAATGGACAACAGGGCTAACTAGAGGGGTGGCAAACCAAGTTTGGTAATATGAAAAAACAACAACTAATAGAAAGGATTTTGTTGAATATGAATTACAATTCGAGTAAGACATATTCTGAAAATTTAGAAGTCATTCAGGAACAAACACAAACAACGATAGGTGCTGCAAAACCAAAAAATGTTAGAAAATCTTACGAAGATTACTTAAAGGAAGTACCACAGTTACCACCATCAAGACTATCAATCAAAGTCAAAAACGACATATATTTCTGTGCGTACCCAAGAAATTATGATTTTTATAAAATTACAACAAATTTAACAAGAAACGATGGGGATATTTTCTTTAATAGAAATGATAATAATATAGATGTATACTGTAATAAATTACAAAACCTATATCCTGACGATTTCAGTTCTATTCAAAATGTAAAAAACAAACCAAAAAATCAAAAAACAAATATACCATTAGATGACTCATTTAGGAATAAATGGTATGATGAAAATGGTAATGTTTTAGTATATACTGACAATTCAAAATCAAAAACTGAATACCAAAAACCTACAATTAAAAATGCTAATTTAAGAGTTTGTGGAGCACCTAGAGGGTATACTTGTGAAGGATGGAAAGAGTTTAATGAAATTAAAAAACAATTACAAGACAGTTATCAAAAATGTAAAACATCAAATAAGGGAAAATTTATTTTACCAGCATCGGTAAAAAATATGTTACCTAAACAAAAAATTGAACTTTATGAGTCAGGTATGTCCGATGAAAATTCAATACAAAATATTTGTCAGAGTAAATTTACAAGTTTGAACGATTTTGTTAAATCTATTTTTTATAACTACGAATTTCCTCATGGTATCGAGGTTCAAAATATGACCGCATATAAAGAACTGTATGGAGAAATCAACAGTAAGTTTAATAGTGAAATATCTTCACTGCAACAACAAGATAACTATGATGCAGAAGATAATCCATATGCGTTACCCACAGATAGATTAGACCCAAATAGAGATACTGAAAGATTAAAACAGAGTGAGATTGGTAAATTACAAAGTAGTAAAAACATTTTATTACAAGGGTTAGATTTAACATTTGGATTTGATGATTCTGAGTCACCTGAAAGTTTAACTTGGTATCAAAATTTTTACAAGGAAAACCAATTGGTAGTTGACTTAGCCGGTTTCCTTGCAACTGAGGTGGCGTTGGCGGCAATAACTAGAGGTATGAGTTTAGAGTCAACTGCGATGAGAGCTCCAGCAGTAATAGGTAGACAAGCATTTTTAGAGTCATCCAAATTTGTTGCGTCTCAGTCTTTGAAACAAAAATTAAAAAGTGTTGCAACACCATTGGCATCATCATTAATTTGGTTTGGAGGAGTGGTTAACGGAGTTTTATTACCAAAAAGTGAGAACGAAGCAAAACAAATGAATTGGATTTTAGCATTTTTTCCATTATTTAAAATGTTTCCCGGTATTGATTGGTTGTATAAAGGAATTGGAAAATCATTACAGGAATCTGTTAGAAAATCAATATTAAAAAAGGCTCAAACTTATTTATCAACAGGTGCGGGACAAACAGAATGGGTTACTTTTTTCAGTAAATTAAATAAACCTGAAAAACTTGTAATGATTAATTTATTAAAGGCAAATGTTACAAATCCTGATGCAGTTAGTAATATTATAAAACAAGTATCATTAGGGGCAACAAAAAACATTGAATCTAAACAAGGGTTTAGTAAGATTTTATCAATAATTCAAAACTCGGCAAAGGGTAATTTAGCTGCAAGTGAAAATCAAATGTTATTAGACACTCAAAAGGTGTTTAATGCTGTCGGAGGAGCCGCTGGAAAACAAAGAGTCACAAATCTTGTTAAAACATATGGATTAGACAGTTTATTTATATTATCAGGAAGTATTGGAATGAAGGTTAAAAACCATATTAATGAAATGTTAAAAAATCAATTAGATAACCAAAAAATTGAAAAATTAAATAATTGGTTAATAACTAATTCTAAAATTAATAAAACAACGCCTGTAGAAGTTGCTAAATCAGATGTTAATGAAGAAATTAAAACTTTAGACGCATCACTATCAAATATTCAAAATGGGACAGCAACTGCTGAGGATATTAAAAATGTTAATGACGCATTTGTAAGTATGGGTATTAGAAAAAGTGATATTAAAGACCCCAAAATAGAACTATCACAAGAAGAGGCCAATAAATTAACAGACATGTATTATGAAAACTCAGATGAGTTATTTGAAGGTAATGACCCTTCATTTGTATTTACGATTGTAACTGATAAAACAACAATTAAAAAACCATAATATTTATATTAAATCTCAAATTTATATGAAAATCACATTAAAAGAAGAACTGAATAGAATAAAAAAAATAATGGGGGTTAAAATACTTTCCGAACAAGATTTACCAAGAGCGGTTACATCATTTAGTGACGATGCGATAATTAATGCAATTAAAGAATATATACCAAAAATCGCGTCACTTGCGGGAGGGACTTCTCAGGGTTCTTATAATAAGAATTTGGCTTTAAATCTTCTTAGAGATATTTCAGCGTCATCTGGTAAAAATATAAATAGTTTTGGAAAACCAAATGTTAATTTTTCAAAATATTCTACCGATAAATTTGGCAATAAAAAAATACAATCGGACACTGCGTTTAACCCTAAAGCTATTGACACAGGTAAATTACTTTCAGGGTTTGAAAATCTAAACGCGGTACAAAAGGCTGACATTGTAAAAAAATACACAACAGAAATGATTCAACTTGGAATTATTTCTCCAGAAATTGCGGTAGACGCGATGATTGCTCATAATGATACCGACTATAAGTGGGTTCGTTGGTGGATGTCTGATGGACAATATCAAGTAATGATAAAAGGTGATGTGGCTAAGGTGGACAACGCTTATTTAGATATGTCAATTAATGAATTTATGGCGGCTTTAAAGATTCCTCAGTCAATGAGATACACTATGGCGGAAAGAGTCAAATCGTATTTAATGAGAGATGGTATTCAAATTAATCCTAAATACACTGCAAAAGAAAAAACTTCGTTACTGGGTAAAGAGACTCAAATAAATAACATGGTTCCTGGAGGATATACGGAGGAGCAAGTTGCGGAAGCGATTTCTCAACAAGTTATGGATAATTTTGTTACCCGTAATAACAACCCAACAACACTATACAATTATTTTGTAACATCTAACGACCTAAGATTTACTGAATTAAAAAAATGGTTAGTTATCCCCAAAAACAAAGAATTATTTATTAAAGCCATGTCACAAAATCCTACTGAAAAACAATGGGATGAGGCGTTTAATACTTTAAAACGAGAAGGGTTATTATCTCAAGAACAAATGACTTGGGTTGAAAGGCATCGTAAATTTTGTTACAAAACAGTTAAAGGGTTTAAAGGTGATAAAGACTTTATTATTGGTAGTGAAGTTGGAAAGGGTGATGAGTATACCTTAGAAAAAATGACAAGGTTATGTAGAGTATTTCAAACATATATTTTCACAAAAATATTTGTTGGAGTTATTGGATTAGTGGGTTCGGTAGGACTAGGTTGGATTTTTAGAAATTTCTTTTTTGGTAATGAGGCCATTTCTTTGTATGGGTGGTTTACAGGATGTGTTAGTAAAGAAGATAGTGATAAATTTTTAAATGGGGATGATGAAATATTTAACGAGGTAAACTGGACAAAAATAGGGATAAGTAGAGAGGATTTCAAAAATGAATATTTACCAATGATAAAAGCACAGTCTTTATATAACTTTAAAAAATTTAAAGCGTGTGATGAAGATATGTTATACATGTTAATACCTCAAAAAACTGCTGATGGTTCATTAGACTTAAATTTGAGTAAACGAGTTTTTTTAACAACTGATTTATCTTCTAATTTTGTATTAAAGAATGTTGACAGTGAACAAGGATTGATGGATAACTTAAAAGGTGACTATGATACTTTTATTAATAGAGCTAAAGGTGCAATTGAAGATGCTAAGAAACAGGTCCAAAATTTGGGAGGAAATTCAAATGATGCAACAGGACCCATCAAAGACACGACAAACTCATTATCCCCCATCGTCAGCGCAACAGACTCAACAAATATTGTTGACAATTGAAAAAAATAATTTAAGATATGACAATACAAATACCTACAAGTTATCCTGATTACGCATTTTTTAGTTCGTATCCTAATGTGTTTACCGGAACTATAAAAAGTGACGGAACTCCTAATACAAATACGATTAAATTTAATTATCAAGTAAATAAGTTTTATTATTTTAAAGCTGATACAACTCAAGTTCAAGACTCAAGTAAAACAGTTGTTGGTTTTTGGGATGTTGATAATGGGAAATTGATAATCAAAAAACAAGACGGAACAGTAATTACTCAGTATGATAAATTAACTTTGAAAAAAATTAATGATGGGTATAAGTCAAGTCAAAAACCAAAACAACAAGAAAAACAACAAGAAAAATCAAAAGGACAATCTGAAACTCCAAAAGAACAACCAAAACCAGTTGACACAAAAAGAACTAAACCTGAATTTGATTTTGAGGCTTGGAAAAAACAAAATAATTTATCGGTTCAACCACAGAAACCAAAAGTTGATTGTAGTGAGTGGACTGTTAATAACTTATTTGAAATTAACTTCAAACCTGAATTTCAAGAACAAGCGGCTAAAGATTTTATTGATAAATTTTTAACAAAAGAGCCATATTTTTTGGAACAATATAATGAGGTGTGTGGATTAAGTACTGACGGTACATTTAAAGAAGGAAATATTCATAAAAACGGTTTAGTTAGGTTTATGACAAGAGTTATTAATAGGAAACATCCAAGTGGGACTCAATTTGGAAGTTGGATTGAGGAATATAAAAAAACAAATTCAGATAAATTTAAAGATGAAACACAAATGAAAGAAAGTATTGTTAAAAAATTAAAATCAATCAAAGAGACAAAAAGTTTAAAAGAATCTTTGGTTAATAAGTTGAATAAAAAGAAAATTGAAAAAAAGGTTAATGAAGTCAAAGTTGAAAGAAATTTGATAAAATTAAGTGAGTCATATACTTTTAAAAGAGATAATAAATTTTATAGTGAATTAGGTAGAATTGTTAAAAATTACAAAAATACTTCTAACTTTTTAACTGAAAATACCGACCAAACTTTCTCAGACGCATTCAAATTTGTTTTCTCAAATGGTGAAGAACAAATAAAGAAAGAGACAATAACTAGATTGTTTAAATCATTAGGTATTGAAGAAGGAACCGAAATCGCAAACCAAATCTCTGAAAAGTTGACTGCGATGGAAACAACTGAAATTTATTTGAACTGTTTAAAAGTATCTTCAATTATTCTATCAACAATGATAACTGCGATTACTTCAGAATTATCTTCCGAATCGACAGGTAGTTTGGAAGGAATGGTTAAATCAGTTATTAACTCGTCATTAAATTCTTCTGATAATATGGAAAAATTAAAATATCAAATTAATAATGTGGTATGTCCAGTTCTTGAAGGATATAAGACAAGAATAGTTGATATGCCAAAAGAAATCAGTAACGCTTTTACAAATATGATTTAAAAACTGTTCTGATATTCAGACCAAATTTTCTGTAAATATTGACCCGCAGAATCCGAAAACAAAGTAGGTTCTGTGGGTTTTTTTATCATTGTCATGTTTATCTCATGTAACATCTTATCTCCTTTTTTCAAATTACAAGGACTACAACAAGTTACAAGGTTTTTCCAAGTATTATCTCCACCTTTTGATTTAGGAATAACATGGTCGATTGTTAAATCCTTTTTACTTCCACAATAAACACAAGAATATCCATCTCGTCTCATGATTCGATGACGATTAACTCTTATTCTTCTTTTTTGGAAATTGACATAGTTTAAAAGACGAATAATAAGAGGTCTCAGATACTTTTTAACACCGCATTGTATTGGCTCTTCGGATGATTTTAAAATCTCCGCCTTTCCCTTATAAACAAGAGCAAATCCTCTATTAAGACTTGTTATGTTAATTGGGCTAAAATCCGAGTTTAAAACTAATACTGCCTGTGTCATATTAAGTAAAAATAAGAATAAATTTATTATTTGACAAATTTTATTTGAATATTTCTATACTCATAATTATTTATATCTGTAAGTTGACATTAACCAAAAAAATAATCATATTTAATTATGTTTTTCGACGATAAAAATAAGAACAAAGTTGAGAATAACGAAGAACCAAAATCGCCTGAAAAAATTGAAATTATTTCTTCAGAAGATGCTTGGGATAATTTTAGTGGAACACACTTTATTTAAAAAAATATGTATTGTATATTAAAATATATTAAGGTCGACAAAAAAGAATTACCTGTCATAATTCTAAATTCACAAGATGAGATTTTGGAGTTTGATAGTGAAACTCAAGCTGAGGAGTTCAAACAAATACTCCAAATGAA